ACCCAAAAGTTGATTACATTAATTCATCAACTAAAGTCACAATCACTTGTCCTGTTCATGGAGATTTTCAACAAACACCACCAAAACATTTATGTGGACGTGGATGTCCTAAGTGTGCTGGTAATATAAGGAAAACAACCAAAGGATTTATTAAGGAAGTTAATGTAATTCATGATAACAAATATGGTTATTTAAAACTCAATTACATAGATGCTTACACTAAAATCACAATCACTTGTCCTGTTCACGGAGATTTTCAACAAACACCGAGTAACCATATTGCAGGTAAGGGATGTCCTAGATGTGTGGGAAAAAACAAAACAAATGAAGATTATATTAATGAGGCTAATCAAGTACATAGAAATAAATATGATTATTCGGAAACTAAACTAGGTCTCACACGAAATAAAATCACAATAATTTGCCCAATACATGGAAGATTTAAACAAACTGCAAATAGTCATTTAAATGGTAGTGGTTGCCCATCATGTGCTTTTGAATCAAAAGGGGAAGGAACAATAAAAGAATTTTTAAATATAAACAACATAAAACATATTAGACAAAAAACCTTTAATGGATGTAAACGTAAAAAGAAACTACGTTTTGATTTTTATATTCCATCGTTAAATATTTGCATAGAATTTGACGGAATTCAACACCATAAACCAATTGAAATGTTTGGTGGGGAAAGGGGTCTTATTGAATGTAAAATAAACGATAACATAAAAAACGGTTTTTGTGAAAGTAATAGTATTCCACTATACAGAATAAGACATGATGATATAATTAAAAAACTAAATGAAATTTTTTTGTAACCTTTTCACAAAATTATCGTATAATCTATTATGAAAGACAAATTAAACATAAGCCTTACCGAAATCTTTATGGCGAAAAGGGGGAAGAAAAATTGGGGTGAATGTTTCTACGGTACAATCCGAAGAGAAAAGGATATTGTATATGGCAGAATTGAAATTGGAACAGGTTATATAGTTGCCAATGGCGTTGACCAATGGGATTTAGGTGAAAAACTCGATGAACTCGTAGTTGCCAATCTCAGTATAAAAGTTTATGATAAAAAATTACCTGATCTTAATTAGATGAAGGACTTTGAATTACTTAAACGAACATATCCTGTTTCAAGAATTAATCGAAATTGTGATGGGTATGATTTCATTCTCAAAAATTCAACACCAAAACAACGAAAGAAATGGGGAGTTGATTCCAGCGAACTTCAACAAGAAATTAAGATAGGTGAGAGGTATATTTATGAGGTGGCAAAAGAAAGTTATAAAATATTTAAGGTCAAATGCCTGTGTTTCAAGAACTACGCAATAATTAGAAAACATATATTTGGAATCGATGACGAATAATAAATAACGACATGAAAATAGATGAAATAATCAAAGGACTTAACCGTAGCAAAACAAATGCCAATGAACCTAATTGGGATAGAATCTCACCTGAAATGGGTATCTACGATAGTTTCTGGACTAACGATAAGAGGTTAGTGTATTACTTTGCACAGCAGTGGTATTGTACCGACACCTATGTGGGTACAAGAGTTTATTTCTTAGATGGAAAACCAGTTGCAATTTCAATGCAAAACGCAAGAAAGGAAGACGAAAGATTTTATTGGTTGGATTATCAAAGCGTTTATGATTACGTTCATTCTCTTTATCAGAAAGAACCGACTTACGAGGGAGTTAAATTATCTAATGAATGGTGTGAGTCTGAATTCTTTATTCTTGATTTTAGTTCACAAATCATGTATGATAGAGCATGGTATAAAGACGAGTTTGTGGATATCGTCAAAACCTATGATGATTATACTAGATTTCATGATGTTGAAATTGAATATCATGATCAGATAATTACTGTTGATTGCAAGGAATTAAAATTCAAATTTAATCAAAGGCTTAAACATAAAAAATAATGACATGAAACTATATCAAGCAACGATTTATGCAAAAAATCCATGTTATCTTCACACGGTTTTAGTTGTGGCAGAGAACGAAGAACTGGCAGATGAACAACTTTGTGAAGCTCAAGGTGAAAAAGTAAAATACACCCAGAAATTAAAGGAATTAGATATCGATATGAACATACCACAGGTAATTGAATACGTGGGTTGGGGTGAAAGTGAATATGATTCGGGTGATTAATATGGGCGTATAACTCAGTTGGTCAGAGTAGCGAACTCTAAATTCGTTAGTCGTGGGTTCGACTCCCACTATGCCCTCAAAAATTAAATAATTATGAAAAAGTCTTGTTTATTTGTAACCTTTTTATATCTTTGTCGTATATATAAGAGAAAGACGAGTATTTATAAACTCAAGACGAATATTTATTATTAATTAAAACAATTATTATGAAAGAGTCAAGTGTTGGTATTTAGATTAAGTTAGTAACGATTACAAGAAAAGATATCTGTGCTGGATATCAAGTAGCTCAAACAGCACACAGCGTTGCAGAATTCGCTCATGAATTCCCCAACAGTTTTACTGATTGGAAAACTAATTCCAATTATATTATTTCGTTATCAATAGATGATGAAGAAAAACTCCAGAGATTATATTATAAATTACAGGACTACGGTGCTGATGTCGTTGCGTTCACTGAACCCGATATCGGCAACCAGTTGACTAGTATTTGCTATTATGGTACTCCAGAGTTAAGAAAAATTACAAATAAATTAAAATTAGCATTATCATGAAAGACAAGTAGATTAAGATCAGATCGCCTTAATAATATATATAGTAAGTGAATTTGTAAATAAATAACATTAAATTAAATAAACATTATTATGGAAACAATTGAAAAAATTGATATCGCCAAAATGAAAGCCGATATCAAAGACATGGTTAAAAAACAAAGATTTTATAAAAATCAGAGAAGAACAGTAAAATTAGTTGGTGAAAGACTGATATCACCAAGCGATGCCACTTATGAGCACATAGAGAATCGTAAGAACTTACGTGCGATGTATGCAGCATATGGTCAAGCCAGAGGTAAAAGTTTTTCAGTGATTGAGAACAAGTATCCTGAAGACGGTCATCCACTCAATGAGCATCCATTTCCACTTAGAATTGAGAGACTGTTAAAACAGTATACTATTCAGGTCGAAGTCGAAGTTCAGGAAATTTAAATAAAAAAGGGGAATATCTTAACGTGTTCCCCTTTTTACTTGCATCTTAAATTATTTTTTTGTAGTTTTACTGAAAATAATTTTATTCTAATCATAAAGTAGATGGAAGAAAAAGAACAACTGAATCCAGAAGACTTACAAGTTTTAAAATTAAAAACAGGTGCTGGAAGAATATATGAAGAAACACCCTTAAAGGAAGAAGAAAAAATGGAAGGTGTTGAAGACGTGTCAGGGGCATCACCTGAAGACCTTGAGAAACTTAAGGAACAACTTAAGGAACAACTTAAGGAACAACTTGAAGACCTCGATGTCAAGAATTTTATAAAAATAAATTCAACACTTTATATTCAACCAGTAAAAAATGAGGACGAAGATGACGAGACTGAATTATTTAAAATTCTGAATCCCGAAACTAAAGTTGTTGAAACCAGAGAACTTAGTGATGAAGAAAAGAAAGAACTTCTGATTCTACAACTCAAAGAATCGAGAATTAAATTCCACGCAACAAAAAATCCACTCAAAACTGTTTCAACTACAATGGTTGAAAAAAAATACGGTACGAAAACTATTTTGATTAAGGAAAAAATCAAAGCCGTTGCTACTAACGAAACCGTCAATCAGTTTAATACTAAGTATAAACAGAAACGCAAACGTAGAAATAAATTGACTAAAGCCAGTCGTAAAACAAATAGATGATGAAACACGATACATCAGATTGGAACTATTGTTTTCTTGCGGGTGTTAGAAAATATGGGTATGATTCTAAATTTGTGAAAGAATTTTATGGATTAACACTCACCCTTCAATTTAATAAAATATCTGACTTTTTTGATAAATATTTAAACAACGATACAATGGATAAAACAAAATTTAACAACGAAAGCGGTCTTGATTTTAAAGACATTTCCGCAGAAACCTTCAGGGAATATGAATTTCCTAATGGTAAAAAACTAAGAATCGAAAATCCTTTATTACTTAACGTGAGTGCCAGTGGTGGTCATCGTCTATTTGATGACGATGGAAATTCGTGGTATGTTCAACCAGTCGAAGGTTGGTCAATCAAGTGGAAAGTAAAATCAGGTGAAGCTAATTTTTCTATATAATAAAAAACAAATAAATAATGAAACGAACAAAATATTCACTACCAATACGAAACAGCCATTCATTTGATACTTTGAAAAATATTTTAATTATTTATAAATATGATCCAGAAAAATTAACACCAGAATATATTATAACTGGTTTGAAGAACACGCTCAGAAATGAATTTGAGATTAAACAAATAGGTGAACCTGTGAATGCAGAACCGTTCTTCCCTTCAATTAATAATATGATTGAGACTGTTGAACAACCATCTTTTGATTTAAATTTATTCATTGCAGTTATAAAAAACACATTATTAAATAATATTGATTTAAAAAGTAAAAGAAAAATGGAAAGACGAGAAGTATATGAATGCCTAGATACTGAAAGAAAGTACCAAGACCTGCGTTGGACTCCACGTAGAGAAAAAAACAAGACACCAGATGAAAGTAAACCACCAGCAGAGTGGATAAATTATATTGAATTTCACTTAAGTAAAGCAAAGAAAAGCGTTTATTTCCTCAATGACGAAGATACTCTTGCCGAAATACGTAAGGTTGGTGCACTGGCAGTACGTTGCCTTGAACTTCATGGTTGTCCAGAACGAGTTATTCCTGAAGACCTTTTAGGTGATGAGTGATGCGAAGAAATCAGTCATTCGACCAGCAAGGAAGATTAAGTTCAATTCTAGACGGTTTAGAAATACGATTTTAAAAAAACGGAGGAAAAGTCTTTTAGAACTAATATTCCCCAAACAAACTAATTTTTGGTGGGATAGTTCATCGAACGGCATATTTGGTCCGGGTGGTCACACAACTTATAGTTTCCGTAACGGCAGTCTTGCACTTCTGATTGCAATAATTTCTATAATTATTATTGTTGGTTATATTTTACTTGATAAATTTTAAAATGAACATAGATTTAAATAACACATATTGGGACAAACTCAAAGGATTTATAACTGAACTCAGAATAGATGCACGTTGGGTATTAAAAGAGAATGAGAATGATAACCCAAGAGGGTCATTGAGAATAGTGAGTCACCCTGATCTCCCACCGGGGCATTTGCGTGCAATCTTCACCTTCATGACTTCAATTACCGAAAAAACGAAAGAAGAAAAACTTAAAACAGTTGAAGATTATCAAATGGAAATCACTGAATTAGAAGTTTATTCTATTCATGACGACATTAAAACCGATGATCAAACATATGAAGCACCATATAAAGAACTAGAAGAAATTTTCGGTGTAAAAATATTTGAATAATGGATATAAGTAAATACAAAGTTGTGCCAACAGGAATACGGCACATAAATATATTTGATGAATTCGTTGTTAATAATGAATTACATGTCGATGAAGATAATTGGACTGAATTACTTTTTAAGTATTCTCAAAAACATTTAATTCAAGAGATTTCCGATGCCATCGTGGAATACGAAATCAAGTTACCATACAGAGTAATTGGTTATGATGAAGTCGTTGCTGATTATCAGCGTTTATTAAAACAAGATAAAGATAAATTAAGTAATATTGGTGAGTGGGGTAGTAAATTCGATTACAAATACGACTTCAATAACCACTATATAGAAAATATAAATGCTGGTAACAAAACCAGTGATTATTTTCATCAAACCGAACGCTGGAAATGTGATGCCACAGGATATCCTTCTCCACAAAAAACATGGGAGACCGAAAAGTTTCGTTTAACGCTATTTAAGGCACTTTTCTCCTTAAAGGTAAAAGAGATTAACCCACAGGTATTACGTAACATAATATCGCTTAGAAAGTATATAGCAGCACAATTCAGACCAAGTGCTGCCAAGTACATCTATGATTATTTCAAAGCAGAAACGGTATTGGATTTCAGTATGGGTTGGGGCGATAGAATAGTTGGTGCACATGCAAGTCAGTATGTGAAAAGATATGTGGGAATCGATCCTAATATTAATTTATTTGCAGGTTATATTGACGAAATTAAATTTCTTCAAAAACTCGGTAAACCAATGCAATTTTCTTTACATCCTGCACGTGCTGAAGATGAAAGACTTTATTTAAAAGATGAATTTGATTTGGTCTTTACTTCTCCACCATATTTTGATAAAGAGAAATACGATCAAAGCGATTTACAATCATATAAAATGTACCATGAGTTTGATTCATGGATGAAAGACTTTTTATTTAAAGCCATTGAACTCAGAACAACTAATCTTAAATCAGGTGGATATCTTGTGATTAATATAAGTGATATTTATACTAGAAAAAAACATTATCAGATTTGTGACGGCATGAACGACTATATCGCCAGTACTGGTAAATTTGAATACAAGGGCGCAATAGGTTTACGAATGCCGAAACGACCAATGAGTAAATCATCAGCCACAGCAGGTGTTTATGGTGAACCGATTTGGGTACATCGTAAACTATAACTTTGGGTTTTTTATGAGTATTTATTATTGAGTTCATAAAACACTCAATAATATGGAAGAATATAAAAGAATTTGCCCTAAATGTGGTAATGAAATTGTTTATAAAACAAAAAAAATTTTAGCTAAATCAATTAAATTAGGTAAACCTTGTCAGAGTTGTGTTCAAAAAGTTGCTAAATCAGGGGGAAAAAATGGAATGTATGGTAAAAAACATTCCGAAGACACTAAGAAAAAAATAAAAGAAAAAAGAAAATATCAAAAGTTCTCAAAAGAAACCAGAGATAAAATGTCGATAACACATAAATTGAGATTAGAAGAACATAATCATTGGTTGGGTAGAAAGCATTCTGAAGAATCTAAAAAGAAAATGAGAATTGTTGGTGCAAACAGAATTAATGAAAATGGATGGCATCCTTCTTATAATGTGACAGCATGTAAAGAGATTGAAAAATATGGTAACGATAACGGTTATAATTTTCAACATGCAATGAATGGTGGGGAATTTTTTATCGAGGAATTAGGTTATTGGTTGGATGGTTATGATAAAGAAAAAAATGTTGGAATTGAATATTATGAAAATGCTCATAAATATTTCATGGAGAAAGACAAGATTAGAATTAATGAAATAAAAAAACTGTTAAAATGTAAAATGATTATCATAAAAGAATAACATTAAATAAAAACGGAAAAATGGAAAGAAAACACAAATTATCGAATTAGATGGATTTAAAATTAACATAATAAACTATAAAACAGAAAAAATGAAAAATGACAATTTAGTTAAAGACGTAATTATGGATAAAAAGAAAATCGATAAAACTAAAAAACAACCTGCAAAGGATATCAGTGATAAAAAAGATACCACAGCAACAACTGGAAAAGGTGGTGGATTACGTTTTAATCAAGGAAAACTTAGATATGACCTCGTTGAACCTCGTGCACATCGTGATATGGTTGAAGTACTTACAGATGGAGCAACTAAATATTCCGACAGGAATTGGGAAAACGGATTGAGTTGGACTTCGGTACTTGCAAGTCTCAAAAGACATATCGCTGCAATTGAACGTGGTGAAGACCGTGACCCAGAATCTGGTAGGCTTCATATTGCACATGCAGCATGTAATACGCATTTCCTCAATGCATTCTATTATACGTTCCCACAAGGTGATGACAGACCCAAAAGATATTTAAATATACCTGCAATTGGTCTGGATATTGATGGAGTACTTGCCGATTTTACTGGTGCATGGCATGAGTTATACCCAGAAATAGATAAAGAACCATCAGCATGGGGATTTGATAGAAATTTTATGAAGAGATTTGCCGACATGAAAAAGGCAGGTACTCTTGATGACTTTTATCTCAATATTAAACCATTAATTGCAGTAGAAGACCTGCCCTTCGAACCCAAGTGTTATGTAACTGCAAGACCAGTAGATACTGCAATTAGTGAAGCATGGATTGACAATAGCGGTTTTCCAAGAAGAAAAGTAATAACAGTTCCAACGGGTACAAGTAAAGCTAAAGTACTGAAAGATGCTGGTATTGAAATCTTTATCGATGACAGCTACGATAATTTCGTTGAATTAAATAAGGGTGGAATTTTTACATACTTATTCACAACACCTTGGAATATCAAGTACGATGTTGGTCACATGAGACTTAAGTCATTGAAAGACATACCATTACTTCAACATTAATTTATTATATTTTTTATTATTTAACCAGAGTAATTAACAATTTCAAGTATTTATAATGGTAAATACGAAATAAATGGGAAATATTATAAACGATATTGTAGAAGAAATCAACATTAAGCCCAATAAATTAAAATTAGTTATTAAGTGGACAGTTAGTATTGCTTTCACTTTGATTGGTTTAGCTTTTGTGTTCGGACAATTCAAATCTTCATTCTTTAATAGAATGGATAGTTTTGAGGATTCAATAAATAAAAATACTGAAGCAATAACAGATATGAAAGCAATGGTGAGTGATGGTTTTACTGATGTTGACAAAAGAATTGAAAAAGTTTATGATGATGGATTTGAAGTATTTGGTGATTATCAGGAATTCAATAAAAAACAATTACTGTTGGTGCTTGATTATGGTCAGAGAAATAAAGAATTAATAAAGGGAATGCTTGAACTTAATGTGCAAGAACAAACAAGGAATGTTGAGAATAAATTAGAACAAGCAAGAAATGAACCAATTGTTGCAAGCACAGAAAAAAATAAAGACGATATGTAATAAATTAATATATGGGAGTTTATCCGAAAAAATACAATAAAGAAGAATTTTTAAAATTTCTTGAAAACAGTAATGTTAGTGATAAAATAATTAGTAAATTCATAGATTTACCTGAGACTGTTGAACGTAGTGGTGATCTATTTAATTTAGATGTGAATTCAATATGGTATACCATTGGTAATACATTTTATAATTATGAAATAAATTATTATTCAGAAGAACTTGTAGAGTATCTTTTTAATTTAAAAGTATTTACTGATGTCGAACTCAGCATTAATTACTTGATCTGTGAATTAAATAATAAAAACTATATTAAAAACGGCAAGTGTTAAAATGAAAATTGTTATAATATCAGATACGCACACAAAACATGAACATATTGGCATCAATAAATACAAAGGCGATGTACTGATTCATTGTGGGGATATCTCAGGTAATGGTGGTGCAGGTGCTATTCAACAATTCCTAGACTGGTTCAGGGCATTAGATCAATTCAAACACAAAATTTTTATCGCTGGAAACCATGACTGGCTTTTCGAAAAGAATAATGTTTACGCCAGAGACCTTGTACCAGATAATGTAATCTACCTTCAAGACGAAGAACTAGTTATTGAAGGCATTAAATTTTATGGCACACCAGTTCAACCACCATTTTGTAATTGGGCATTTAATGTCGATGAACCAAAACTCAGTGAGTACTGGAAAATGATTCCAGATGATACCGATGTATTAATTACACATAGTCCACCATATATGATTGGGGATTACGTTCCTTGGGCAGCAAAGCACGAAGGTTCTCCAAGTCTTTATAAGGAAGTAATGGAACGAATCAAACCAAAGATACATTGCTACGGACACATCCACGAAGGATACACATTCAAACTAATTGATGGAATAAAGTTTGTTAATGCCAGTTGTCTTGATGGAGATTATATGGTGGTGAACGACCCTGTAATCATTGAAATTTAAAAGCCAGATATTTTCTGGCTTTTTTTGTATTTATATACAATGAAACCAATTTCTAAAATAATTAATGAAGAAATCAAAAGTTTTCTCAGAGAAGTAGATGAAGATATTGACAATATGTATGAGGCACGAGATAATATCATAGAGGAAATATTCGATAACTTTCTATATAAAAACAATCAGGACTTCACAAAAAATATATTATGGCAAGTCGTGCCATACCCTAGACTTAAAAAAATCTGGGAAGATTATATGAAAATTGGTATGGTTCGAGACGTGAAGGGTATTGATGGTATTGAAAGAATTATAATTAGAAACGCATTAAAAATTGATGTCATTACCGAAATTGCTGGACATACATCACATGGAAATACTGAGGAAATGATGGAAGAACATGTCGGTTATTGGGTTAACGAACAACTAAATTGTATATTCCCACAAAAACAAGTCGATACAAGTCAATTGGAAATACCATACGAGAACCCCGAAGCTGGACACAAACAAAAAGAACCTGTTGATGTTGAACCATGTGAAGTTCAAATTCATCCATTTCCTCAAGAAGTTTTTGATGACAAATTCGATTCAGATACAATGAATAGAGAAGATGCCAAGGAATTATTAAATGAGGCTATGCAAGAAAAATTATTTTGGAACTATCTTCTTGACCCGAAATCTGGACACATTTATTTAAGTGATTATGGATTACCAGCAATCATGCAATTAACTACCCAATTATATGGAGAACAAAATCCAGAAATCAAGGTTCAGATAATTGATAAAATATTAAATGTTGTTCATCAGCGCAGTGATTTAGCATCTTGGTTCATTCAAGGCGGGTCGAACTCTTTATCTGATTTAAGTGGTTATGAAATCCCCGATGAAGAATCTGGGGGTTATGACACTAAAAGTGCTATTTCTGGAAGATATAGAATGGCTGACTATAGTTAAACACCACTTTTTCTCAACAAACATGTCTTTTCGAGAATTCATTTCTATTTATGGGAAAAATTATCTTACCCAAACATATATTAATATGAATATCAATGAATTATTTGAAACAATACAAGATGAATTTCTTCCAGAAGAAATAAATGGTGAATATACACTACTTGGAAGTTTAATTGTCTGGTCGTATGACCTTAATGATGACAGTGATGATCTCACTGTTGATGATGAGGATGATGAATATTGTTTTGATTTTGAAACTCAGAGTTCCGAAGAATTATTATTAGAAGCACATCAAGAAGATTTGGTAAAGCTAAATGAATTTCTTGATGAATTAGAAGAAACTGATAATTGGACGATTTCAGAGACAGAAACAAATGAAAACGTAATTACTTTCAAAATATATTAATTTTAGTGTAACATATTAAATTAGTTTTCGTATAATTGTATATTAATACATTAACTAAAATTTATTCCTATGGGTGGTAAAGCATTAAATAAATACGGTGTTCATACCGAGAGAAAGAATACCGAAGAATTCCGTAGAATCGGGAAAGAAATTCAACGAAAAATTGTTACTGATTTTGACAATACACTTAAAACTGAAATCGTAACCTGTTATCATAGTAAACCAGATCACGGAGACTTGGATTTATTAATTAAAATCGATACAGGTTTTCATAA